TTCTCTTCCACGCTACCATATTCCCTCCGGCCCTGTCCTTGGGGCCAAACGCCGCCACCTCATACTTCAATCCGGCATAAGACGTATAGTACATGTACTGCCTATGGCAATTGTGTGGGTTGTCAAACTCTGGACCCTCGGGGAACCACCCCCAAGGAGACCCACACACAATTACTTTGTTGGTTCTCTTTTCCATGGCCTTGGTCGCGACAACGAATTGCCACGCGTCCACATGCTCTGGACCGTGCCACCAGAAAACGTAATCGTACTTGGAGTGCGGTAAATCAAGCGTCTCCAAGTCGACAATATTCCCATGCACCGAATGGGCGAAACTTTTGGCAAATCTGGTTTGTCTGAGGGCATCCAAGGCCTCCTTGTGCGCCTCCAGCACCGTGATTTCATGGCCTATTTCCGCAAGATTAGGACCATAATCCATACGGGCCGCCCGAGGCCGGCCCCCCTGAAACACCGCATAAGCCCCCACATACAACAAAGTCCCCGGCTCCGTCAACAACTCCGGAACCGCCAAGGTCAAAAGTCCCCACCTGCGCCTGTGATGCTCACTCATTATCCGCGCCACCCCTCTGGAGGCTCTAGCGTCTCCCAATTCTCTGGCTCAACAAACGGACTATTCGTATACTTCCTGTTTGTCAATGCCGAATACTCGCCTATGTGATAGCAATACGTCCTGGTCAAATACCCAATCTTCCACCCCGCCGCCGCTGCCGCACCGCACCGGATCGTAGTAGGGGTCTTTCCAAAATTGCCACGAATATGGGGAAGAGGAAGGTCCAACAAAACCCCCCTCCTAACAAACATAAACGTCCCCCCAACAAACCGGCAATAAGTAACCAAATCATCCCTCTCATATGGACGCCTTCTGGCCCCCGGATGATTTAACGCCAAAATCCCTAACTTAGGACGATCCGCCATCGCCACCAAGCCCCTGGTCAACCAATCTGGCTCCACATTGGGACATAACACATCATCATCGGTAAACACCACCGGATCACTGTACGACAACCACGCACCCAGATTCAGATTGGCGCATTGCCCGCCCCGCCGCCTCCGCAACACCAATGTGGATATCCGCGCCCCCCGATACTCATCCCAAAGATAATTTGGATTACCCTCATCAACATGGGAAGCATCATCAATTACATGGAGCCAATACGGAGCCTTGGTGCGGCTATAAAGATGCTCCAAGCAATCTGTCAAATACGAGACTCTCCCCCGAGTGGTAACGACAATATCCGTAACCTTACCCACCCATTACCTCCTCTAAGGAGACCTCGCACTCCGTAACCCTCAAGACCACCACCGGGTACACCACATAAACCTTGCTTCTCGTGTTCTGAATGATCTGCCCCAAATGCTCAGAACACGCCCCAAAGATGCGAGCCGGACTACTGCAGTAAATCATATAATCCGGAGCCTTACCACAAACCTCACACGTCTCTACATTACTGGCCAACTTCCAAACCCCCCGCTAAAATCGCTCCCCTTACCGGATTGCTAGGATAAACAATATGAACCCTCCCCGGAAGATTATCCAACAACTCCCTCAAATGCTCCTTGCAGACCTCGTGAACCATTATCGGCTCCCCACCAAACACCGTGTAGTCTACCGGACCCCCACAAATGTCACACCTACCCTTGCCCCCACCTCCGCTCATACCTCTCCTTGTTTGCCAACCACGAGGTGTCCTTGTCGCTTAGCCTGGCCCACGTACGATTCCCCAAATGCTCACACCACCCCGATTTGTAAAGTCGATACCCCCGGCTTACTAGCCGCATCCACATATCCCGGTCTTCCCACATTCCATGGAGAAACCCCTCATCCAAACCCCCTACATCCTCTATCACATCCCGATGAGTCATCCACAACGCCCCAAACATCGCCCCCGGATACTTCGTTACATCATCACACCGGTGGCGACGCTCCGGATCCCTAAAGGCCTGATGAGCACTAATAGCCCCTACCGGCGTTTCCTCATCATGTGCCGCCCAACACATATGCATCGCACTTAACCACCCCGGGACAACTACCAAATCGTTGTTCATGGCTATTAGCCACTCGCCCCGGGCCTCGGAAAAACCAACGTTTACCCCTCCCGCATATCCAAGATTCTCCTCGTTCCGAATGACCAAATCCACCCCACCAATAAGCGGCAATGACACCGGAAGGGGGCTTCCATTATCAACAAGAATTATCTCTAACCCGATATAATCAGTGAAATCACGAACGCTGTCAACACACCTTTCCGTTAACTCCACCAAGTCCTGGCCAAACAGCACAACCGGGATTACTATCGAAACTAACCCCCTCTCGACCGGCTTCACAAACTGAATCGAGAAATCACCGGCCACAGCGATTTCGCCCATACCGCCTCCACACTCCTACTCTGCCGCATCTGAACATGCAACCGGGCAATGGGGTTGTGCCGCAAAACAAACGCACACCCACCCGCCACACTCCTCATATAGCCAGATCTGTCGCTGTAGCCCGTATTCGTCTCCCCCGGGAGGCCAGTAGCGATGTCAATGTTGCTGCTGAACTTATACAACAACGCCAACCCATCATAAAGACGAAAATACGGAAGATCATAGTTTAGAATGAGACCACACCGCTTCCATGCCGCCTCCGGCAATATCAACGGATCGCTCTCACTCTTGCTGGGATGAACCAACAAATCGCTATAATCCATCAAATCCATTACAACCTTATGCGGAACATGGTACTCCGCCGGCTTGTACTTGGACCCCAAGTCGCTAGTGAAATAAACCGGAACCCCGCCCCGGGCTGCCTGGGCCTTCAACTCGCGGCGATACTTAGCCTTATCCCCACCAACACTGTGAAAATCGACAATCACTACCCGCGCATCATAGCCCAAAAGCCGCAACTGCTCGAAAACCTCAATGATTATCTCCGGCTGCTTCCCTCGGTCGAGACGACAGGGGTAAACCGCAATTGCATCCGCCCGCCACATGTCGTTCTCAGCAATGATTTCCTTCGCCCACGGGTGATAATCCTCCGTAAAATCGATCGCGTTGGGAACAACTACCGTCTGATCAAACTCGTAATTGTACAAATTCCTCTTGCGAAGCATCTCCTCCTGATGCATTACCACCAACGTCGAATTGGGAAACGGACCCATCAACTCCCGGGCGAACTGCTTGGTCTTTCTAGCCACCCCCATATCCGTACTGGAGTGAACCCAATTCAACCAATGCACATCCGACCTTCTCTGAGCAATTCTCCTTACCGCTACATGGTACTTCCATAGATTGGGTTGGTAAATCACATCATGAGTCAATACCACCCGGATGCCGTTATCCTCTAAATGCGCCTCCAACGATTTCTCTAGTGAGGAGATCTCCTCCCCCGACTCCTCCGTAACCTCAACCGTGTTGGTTCCCGTCTTCCCCGGATCTAACACTACCGCCTTGCACCCCGGATACGTATCCCGATCCGGCCACCCCTTCCTGACAAACAAAACCGGATTTATCCCACCTGCCACCAACATCTTGGCCTGATTGGCCACCACACCACAAAGGGAATAGGCCGGATCATGGCCAATGAAATCCGTCAATATCGCGACCGTCATTACACACTCCCCGCTTTCTGAATCCCTACCAACCCAAATACGCCACTATCTCGCAAGACCCATCCTCCTGCACCTCCCCCGCCTCCCTCGCCCGAACCCTAAGCCTCTCCGCTCCATACCGGGCGAACGGAACAGGACCCAAATAGAAATTGTCTACCGCCTCCTCACTGTCCAACTGCCAAAACGCCGTCTGCGTCAACAACGTGTACGGAGTCCCCCCAGCCCCCACCGGAACCTCCGCCTCAGCCATATCAAACCACACCCGAGTGGCATCCGACGCCTCAGCATCCAACGCATACGGGGAAAACTGCACCTGGACATCAACAATGCCCCCAGCCTCACCCCTCGCATACGTTATATACAACATCGCCTGGGCAAACCCCGCCACCGGAATCTCCACCGGACTCGCATCCCAACTGGACCCCAACGCCGCAAACGCCCGGGCCACCACCTGCGCCGGAACCTCCGCCGGAACTACCCCCAAAACCCCATCCGTCATTTCCCTATCTCCTTAACCGAATCCTCAACCGAAACCTCTTTGCGCTCCAACGTGCACCTACAATTCCCATCACACGCACACGCCTGACTTGGAACCGGCAATACCCCCTCCGGCTGCCACCCCAACCCCGCATACGCCACACAATCATCACAATGGGCCGCCATCGGATCCAAAATCCGCCTCTCAATGTACACCCGGCCCGCCCCGAGAACAGGCAACCGCTCCCGCTCCACAGAATAAAACAACGACCGAGCATTCCCCATGTACATGTGAACCCGATTCCTAGCCTGAGCCTCACTTACCAACTCATGCTCTATGTCCACAGCCAACTGAGCAATCCGCCTGTACACCCCCCGCAACGTGCCACCAATCCGCCCATAATCCGCAAACGTCAACCGATCCCAACCCCCCGCCGCCAATGCCGCATTTTGCAAATACTGACGCTTCACCAAAAGACTCGTCCTCGCCGCAAACACCGACGGCAACAACCGCCCATCCCGATACGCCGTTAACCCCCTAAGAATCTGCCGCTCCCGAGCATCAACCGCCCTCTCCAACAATTCCAAAATCCGCGCCCGAGACACATAACGACCCGTCAACAAACTCCGATAACGATTTGAGGCCGAATCCCACACATAGCCCTCAAGAAACCCCCCCTGCTCCCCCAACCGACGCATTGAGAAGCCTCTTATATCTGCCCGGGATAACCTCAAATCCATACCAATCTACCCCCGCATCCCTCACATCCGACTCCGTAACCTCACCACCCAACTCCGCCAACCCCGGAACCAATTCCGAACCACCGAAAGCCAACGCCAATACCAACACCCTCTCTGCATCAATTATACTGTCCCCCAATTCCACCAACTCCCTAATCTGCCCCTCAACCTCCCTCTCGGAAACCGCCATCAACTCCCCCTCAAAACCGCCCGCGCCGCCGCCCCCACCAACGAATCAAACTCCTCAGACGTCAATCCACCATTCCCCCCAGGAACCCCAACAACCGGCTTTCCCCCCTCCTCCGGAACCTCCGGCTCCTCCGTCGGAGAATAATCCCCAGATGTGTCAGGCACCTCCCCAAACACCGCATCCAAATCCGACACCCCCGAAACCTGCAAAATCGACCGCATGATCGCCTCAATCATCCGATTCGCCAACCCCGCATCCAAAATCGCCCCATTCGAATACGCCCCCGAAATCGCCAACATCACCTGCGACAACTCACCAACCTTCGGATCGCTCAACGGATCCAACTGAATATCAATCACCCGACTACCATACGACAAATGCGCATACTCCTTCCCCATATCCAACACATAATTCGCTATGTCCATCCACACACTACGCCAAAACGTCTGATACCTCTTCCACTGCCTCCTTACCGGCTCCATCATCTGATCCGCTACCGCCATCCGCACCAACTCACCCCGACCCAACATCAACGCCGGAATCCGCCCACTACCACCAGCCATCGCCAAAAACGCCGCACTGTCCTTCTCCGCATCCGACGCCCCCGTACCCAACGGATTCCTACTCCGACTCAACGCCTCATTCTCTACCCATACACCCCCAGGCGCCCCCAACGGATTCGTCTCCACCGACCCCGCACTCGTGGACAACTCCGACCTAATCATAGACTCAATCGCATCAACCGCCCTCGACCCACCACTCGCCTTGATCTTGTCAACAAATAAATAAACCGCCTTCGCTACCGCTAACCGCGCCTCCAAAAACTCATTGTACGCATCCAACCACCTCGAACTCGTGGACAACATCGGCCACCCACGCTTCGGACGACCCCTCCCATTGATCGCCACATGCATCATCGAAACCCGCGTCGCCCTCAACTCCTCCCCACCTAACTGATAAATCCGACTATCCTCCCCCGCTACCAACCCCCGCCCCAAATCAACATGCCCTAACTCCTCCCTCGTCCTCAAAAAATCCGGATAATACACCACCTCCGGCACCATAGACCCCGCCCTGACAAACTCCCTCTTATAATACAACGGCATCGACACATCATCCGCCGACGTTACCACCTCCACTACCTCATCCGTAGGAACCACCCTAATCCTGGTCCGACCCGTCACCGTATCCGTGAAAAACACCAAAAATAACTCACCATCCACCAACAAATCCCGAGACAAATCATGAATGTGACGATCCACCAACACCGGACGATTCGCCGCATCCCCCCAAAACGTATCCCACCAACCCTTCGCAATAGGATCCTCCGGATCCACATCCACCACATACCCAAACCCATAATCCGTCCACGTCTCAATCTGACGCTCCGCCGCCGGGTTCGAATTGCACTGACGACGACTCTTCCTAACCGCCATCATCCGAGCCTGCTCACCAAGAGGATCCCACCACATAGACTCCGTTGCTACATCCGTCTGACGACGAATCCACTCCAACGTGGAATCATCCATCTCCCCAACCTTAGCAACCACAGACGGATTCTCCCGCAACATCGACCCAAACGCACGAGTCGCACGATACGCACGATCCAAACGATCCCGCTCCTCCCGAAACAAAACCCCAAACAAACGATCCCTAATAGACGACATTACTACCCCAACCCCCTGTAAAGCCCCTCATCATACACCACCCGCTCAACCTCCCGAGGAGCCGTCAAATGACTAACCACATAACGCAACGCATCGAGACGGTGATAATCCGACTTGCGCTCAATACCATCCGTAGGAACCCCATCCCGTATCACCCGACGATACGAACCGATCTCACTAGCCAAACCAACACAACAATCATGAATCAACAACCGATTACCCATCAACAACTGATTTACCCGATCAATACCACTCCACACACTACTGATCGGAGGAGCCTCCAACCGCAAACCCGCCGCAGTCCAATCCACCCGAGCCTGATCCTCCGTAGGACCACCACCAATCCAACGCAACACCCGCTCCCCAGACGCCCGCACCACCGACAAAATAGCCGAAACATGCGCCGGCGTCGTAGCCCCAAACGGCTCCACATACTCACGATAAACATGCAAACAACGACGACTACGCTCCCACGCAACCCAAACCACAGCAACATACGGACCAACAGGATCAACCCCCGCAAAACAAGGCCAACCCTCCGGAATATCAAACGAATGAATAACATGAACACCCGGATCGAACGACTCATAAATCGCCCCCTCCGGAGACGCCCACTCACCCTCCAAAAGACGACGACGACGACTACCACTAAGACGACCAAGAAAACTCAACGTACGACGACCCTGAACCGTAATCTTGCCCGTATAAGGACTAAACAAAGTAGGATTATCACGATGACGACTATTGATCAACCGCAACAAACCCCCACGACTTCGCGCCAAAATCCAATGCGCCTCATGGCTTGGATTGCAATCCCCCATCAACTGAGGATGAGAAACATGACCAGCACGACCCGTACAACGCGTGAGAAGAACCTCCCAATCATCCAACGACAACTCCTCCGCCTGATTCACATAAATAACATCCCGCTCAGACGAAAGAACCTTCTCAGGCTTATCCATGCCAGCCACAATAATCCGTGATCCCGTAGGATACTCATAAACCTCGGGACGAGAACCCCCCGTCTTCCTAACAATCTCACCCAATAAGGGACCAAGAACCTTATCCTCATACGTCTCCAAAACCGACGTGTACGTAGAACGATACGTCTTCCGCACAATCGCCATCTGCGCATTCTCAACAACCATGGCGATCAAATGCAACTTGTACAACGCACCTATCGTCTTGCCCGTCTCCGCCGGACCGCAAAGAACAACCTCATGATCAACCGAGTTTACAAACTCCCTAACTCCACCATAAACCGTAAACCCCTCATTCGGCGTCTTCGCCTCCCGAATCTCGTACTTCATCGCCATCTATAACATCACCCTCAACCGTACCCGCCCCAACCTCACCAACCT